CAACATTATGTAAACAAAGATGAAATATATAGAACGTTAACTAAACGTGCTAAATCTTTAAAAGAACAATTAGAAAATGGTGAAATAGGTTTAGAAGAATTAACAAAAGAATTTAGTAGATTTAAACAATTAACAACATTACAATTACAATCATTAGGCGGCGGTGGTGCTGGTGATCTTAAAGATTTAGGTGATGTTGATATATCAGCACAAGCAGATGGCTTTGCTTTAAAATATAATGCGACTACAGGCAAATACGATTTTGGCGAAGTTGCTTCAGATTTATCTGCTGTAGATCAAAATATAATACCTGACGGTGACGGAACTAGAGATATAGGTTCTACAGCAAAAGCTTTTAATAATGGATATTTTAAAAATGTTTTTGTAGAAGGTTCTACTTTAGAAGTTTCAAATGACGCAATATTAAAAGGTGATATTCAATTAGGTGTAAATACAGGTGACTCAACTGAAGACACGATTACAGTTAACGGCAGATTTGTTTCAAGTTTAGAACCATTAAATACAACAACATATGATTTAGGTTCTCCTAATAGAAGATGGAGAGATATTTACTTATCAGGTAATACAATTGATTTGGCAGGTGCTACTATTTCTGGTGACGGCACAGGAGCTATTCAAATTTCTGCTACGGGCGCCACTTTACCAGAAGGTTCAAAAGTAGGTACAGATATAATACAAAAAGCAGATTCAAAAACAGGAATTTCAACAAAAAGTGTGCCTTTATTTACACAAGCAAGTGGATTAAGTACAGCAGCCACAACATTTACTATGGCAGCAGGATCATCAAATGCTTCAGTATTTACTGCTTTTACAAAAGCAAACGGTGACACACAAAGTAAATTTGAATTATTTAGTTTTTAATTATGAAATCATATAAATATTGTAATTAAGGAGAGTTATGACAGTAAAAGTACCAATAAGAACAGTGTTTGACGGAGAAAATAATGCTACTGGACTAGCAGAATTTCAATCAGGCGAATTTATAGGATTAACACACGGAGGATTGGGTGCTTCACTATCTATTGGTAGTGCTGGACAGGTTTTAAAAGTTAATTCAGGAGCTAGTGCTTTAGAATTTGGTAATGTAGAGGCAGTCTTTAACATTGATGGTATGACAGATGGTTCTGGCATAACTATCGCAGACGGAGATGACTTTGCCATTTCAGACGCAGGTACTGAAAAGAAAGTTAATGCTTCACAAATAGCAACATATGTACAAAGTGGTATATCAGGCGACATTACTATTTCAGGTGGCACAGCTGCTATTGAATCAGGTGTGATTGTCAACGCAGACATAAATGCTAGTGCCGCTATTGACGCTACTAAAATACATGATGGTACTATATCTAATACAGAGTTTGGTCATTTAAATAATGTTTCAAGTAATATACAAACTCAAATAGATGCTAAAGCTTCTAAACCATTTGCTATTGCTCAAGCCATCGCTCTCGGTTAATACTATAAATATTTAAAAAAACAAGGGTTTAAAATGGCAACACCATCAAGTAGATCAACATTAAAAGAATATGCTTTAAGAGCATTAGGAAAACCTGTTATAGAAATAAATGTTGATGATGACCAATTAGATGATAGAATAGATGAGGCATTACAATACTATGCTCAATATCACTATGATGGTATTAGAAGAACATATCTTAAATATAAATTAACAGCAGATGATAAAACTCGTTTAGCTGCTATAAATCCTGTAGAAGAATCAGTTACTAAAAACGGCGTCACAACAACTTGGAATGAAGACAATAATTTTTTAGTTGTACCTGATTCTGTTATTTCAGTTATCAATATTTTTCCGTTTTCTGATAAAGGTAATTTAAACTTATTTGATGTAAGATACCAATTAAGATTAAATGATCTTTATGATTTTTCTTCAACGTCTGTAATTAACTATGACGTAGTATTAAGACATTTAGATTTTTTAGATCACGTATTAGTAGGTGAAAAACCTATTAGATTTAATCAACATGATAACAGATTATACATTGATATGGATTGGTCAAACGATTTAGACACTGACGAATATATTGTTATAGAGTGTTATAGAAAATTAGATCCTAGTACATTTACAGATGTCTTCAATGATATATTTTTAAAAAGATATGTCACTGCTCTTTTCAAAAAACAATGGGGTGCTAACTTATCTAAATTTAACGGTGTGACTATGATTGGTGGTGTGACTTTAAATGGTCAACAGATATACCAAGAAGCATTACAAGATGTTCAAAAACTAGAAGAAGAAATAAGATCAACTTATGAGTTAAATCCTGCTCTGATGATAGGATAATGCCATGCCAGTTAATCATTACTTTCAAGGCGGAAACGGTATAGGCAGTACCGAAGAAAAAAAACTTTACGAGAATTTAATTATTGAAGGTCTTAAAATATATGGACATGATGTCTATTATTTACCACGTACATTAGTTAATAGAGATTTAATTTTAGGTGAAGATGTAGCAAGTAAATTCAATGCTGCTTATCTAGCCGAAATGTATTTTGACACAACTGAAGGTTTTGCTGGTGAACAAGAGATAATTAATAAGTTTGGTTTAGAAATTAGAGAAGATACCTCATTTACTATTTCAAAAAGAAGATGGAATGATTTAGTTGACGATCCTGGCACTATGATTGTATCAGGCAGACCAAATGAAGGCGATATAATTTATATGCCTTTAATGAATAGTTTTTTTGAGATACAATTTGTAGAAGATCAGGAACCATTCTTTCAATTAGGTAATCTACCTGTATTTAAATTAAGAGTTACACGTTGGGAATACAGTTCAGAAAGATTAGACACTGGCGTAGCAAGTGTTGACGCTGCTGAAGACAAATACACTTTAGATCAACTTAATCATCAAGTATCTTTAGAAAACGAAGATGGTGCTTTACTATTAGAAAATGACAGTGTAGATAATGAATCTAATTATTTCTTATTAGAAACTTATAATATACAAACTCAATCGCCTTACGCTGATAATTTAGATTTAGATAGTGAGGCAGGTTTTGATACATCTTCTACGGCAGATGATATATTAGATTTTACAGAAAGAAATCCTTTTGGGGATGTAGATAACGGATTATAAAATGTTTGGAAATTATTTTTACAACGAATCATTAAGAAGAATGACCATCGCATTTGGTCAAATTTTTAATAATGTACAAATCAAAAGAAAAGACTCTGCTGGTTCTGTTGTACAATCTATTAGAGTGCCGTTAGCATATGGTCCTAAAGAAAAATTTTTAGTTAGATTAGATCAACAACCGAGTTTAGAAAATAGAGAATTTGCTATTACTTTGCCACGTATGGGATTTGAAATATCAGGTATAAACTATGACGCTAGTAGAAAACTAACAAGAGTACAAAAATTTAAACAAGTTAAGACAAGTGCTGAAGGCAAAATTATGGATTTTAATTATATGCCTGTACCTTACAATATATCTTTTAATTTATATTCTTTCACAGCAACTGCTGAAGGCGGATTACAAATTATAGAACAAATATTACCATTCTTTCAACCTGACTATACGGTAACTATTAATGCCATACCTAATTTAAATATTAAAAGAGATGTGCCTATTGTTTTAAATAGTGTTCAATATGAAGATAGTTATACAGAAAGTTTTACAAGAAGACGAGCAGTTATATATACATTAGGATTTACTGCTAAAACTTACTTGTTTGGACCTGCTTCTACTCAAAAAGTTATTAAAGAAACACAGGCAGATTTACATACAGATTTACCTCAATCAACAAGAGAGGAAAGAGTTATTGTTGTACCTAATCCTACAAGTGCTGACGCAGATGACGATTTTGGATTTACAACAACTATACAAACCTTTAACGATGGAAAAAATTATAACCCTAGTACAGATAGTGACGAATAATTAAATTAAATTTTTTATTATGAACATACATGATTATATATTAAAAGGTAATTATATTGATAAAAATGCTTGTCAATTTATTATCAATGATATAAAAAAAGAAAACTGGACAACACATCAATATTATTGTTCAGAAAGCAATCAGTATTACAATCACAAAGAAAAAGAATTACAAGTTTTAAATTTAAAAAATTCTACAAATGATTGTGTAGAAAAAGTTGTTTTAAAAGCTATTAAAGATTATGAAAAACATTTTGATTGTTTAGATTTTTGTAATCAAATTTCAAACATACGTTTTAATCGTTATAAAGAAAATAACGAAATGAAAAATCACGTTGACCATATAAGAGATATATTTGATGGTCAAAGAAACGGTATACCTATCTTATCTGTTGTAGGTATTTTAAATGATGATTATGAAGGTGGTGATTTTATATTTAACGATAACTATAAAGTACAATTAAGTGCTGGAGATATATTAATGTTTCCCTCAAACTTCATTTACAAACATAAAGTAACTACAGTTTTGAAAAACACTAGATACTCTTTTGTGTGTTGGGGATATTAATAAATAATAATATGAGTAAATTAGAGGAAAAAGTAAACGAAATATTAGGTATAGAAAAAAAAGAGTCTAAACCTAAAGAAGAATTTAAAGCACCTGTTCCTAGAAAAGAAGATAAAAATAATCCTGATATAGATAACGACTACAAATACAGTAGAGAAAATTATTATAATCTAATTGAAAGAGGACAAGAAGCAATTGAAGGTATACTTGATATTGCTAGAGAGGGACAACATCCTAGGGCATATGAAGTCGCTGGTCAATTAATAGGACAAGTAGGTCAAACTGTAGATAAATTACAAGACTTACAAAAGAAATTAAAAGATTTAAAAGAGTTGCCGAAGACTGCTAATCCTCAAATTAAAAATGCTCTTTTTGTAGGTTCTACAGCAGAATTACAAAAGATGTTAAAAGGTAAAAATGAAAATACTGAAAGCAAAGACGTTACACCCAAAAAAACAGACGATAGCGATAAGTGATTTAAATTATATTAAGTTTTATGAAAACAATAATATGTTGCTAGAGGACTTATATAACTCAAAAGAATTAATAAATCCTATAGAAATAGAAAAAAGAAAAATGTCAAAAACACCACGATACGGTGTTAACGGTACTTTGTATAAAGAAAAAGAATTAGTTGTTTTAAAAGGTAGTCAAAGAGTTACAACTGCTAAAAAAATGGGATATACCCATATAGAAGGTATAATAGTAAATGAGTGACGCATATCTAGGTAACCCAAATCTAAAAAAAGTAAACACACCACAAGAGTTTACTAAAGAACAAATATTAGAATTTCAAAAGTGTGAAAATGATCCTCTATATTTTATGGAAAATTATGTTCAGATTGTATCGTTAGATGAGGGTCTTATACCTTTTAAGATGTATGACTTTCAAAGAAAGATAGTAAAAACCATACACGAAAATAGATTTACAATTTGTAAACTACCTAGACAGTCAGGTAAATCAACAACGACTATTTCTTATCTATTACACTATGCGTTATTTAATCCTAATTCTAATATTGCTATTCTTGCCAACAAAAGTTCTACAGCAAGAGATATATTAGGTCGTTTACAACTCGCTTATGAAAACTTGCCAAAATGGTTACAACAAGGTGTAATTAATTGGAACAAAGGTAATATTGAATTAGAAAATAAATCAACTATTGTGGCTGCCGCTACATCATCAAGTGCTATTAGAGGAGGTTCTTATAACATTATCTTCCTTGATGAGTTTGCTTTCGTTCCAGCAAATATTGCCGAACAGTTTTTTAGTTCAGTATATCCTACTATTTCATCAGGTCAAAAAACAAAAATGATTATTGTATCTACACCTCACGGAATGAATATGTATTATAAACTTTGGGTAGACGCTGAAAATAAAAGAAATGATTACATACCTATTGAAGTACATTGGTCAGAGGTACCTGGCAGAGATGAAAAGTGGAAAGAAGCAACGATTAGAAACACAAGTCCTGAGCAGTTTCAATCAGAGTTTGAGTGTGAATTTTTAGGTTCTATTGATACATTAATTTCACCATCAAAAATTAAAACACTTGCTCATTTAAGTCCTATTGAGTCAAACGCAGGTGTTGATATTTATGAAAGACCTCAAAAAGATAGAACATATGTTTGTACAGTTGATGTCGCAAGAGGAACAGTAAAAGATTATTCTGCCTTTGTTGTATTTGATGTTACAAAAATGCCGTACAGAGTTGTAGCAAAATATAGAAGTAATGAAATTAAACCATATGTTTTTCCTAATATCATAGCAAGAGTTGCTAAAGCATATAATACAGCACATACATTAGTTGAAGTAAATGATTTGGGTCAACAAATATCAGACGCATTACATTTTGAAATAGAATATGATAATCTATTAATGACAACTCAAAAAGGTCGTGCTGGTCAAATATTAGGTGCTCAATTTAGTGGCAGAGGTACATCATTAGGTGTTAGAATGACAAAACAGATTAAAAAACTAGGTTGTTCAAACTTTAAGACTTTGATAGAAAGTGACAAACTAGTAGTAAATGACTTTAATATTATTGAAGAAATGTCAACTTTTAGTAAAAGAGGTAACAGTTGGCAAGCTGAAGACGGTTGTAATGATGACCTAATCACTTGTCTAATTATCTTTGGTTGGCTCTCAAATCAAGCATATTTTAAAGAAATGACAAACACAAACGTTAGAAATCAATTATATGTAGAACAAGAAAAACTAATAGAACAAGATATGGCACCCTTTGGTTTTGTAGATGATGGTACACCTGAGCATGAACAGTCGTTTACAGACGAATATGGCACAGTTTGGAATCCAGTTGTCAGAAAAGGACTGTAATTTATGAGAATTATAAATATCTGTATAAAAAGTTTTGACTATGGACGTAAGAAAACTTACGACAAATTGATTAATAATTAGGCTAATTAGAGGAGAAAACCTATGGCATTTCAAGTATCACCAGGTGTTCTCGTACAGGAAAAAGACTTAACAAGAATTATTCCTGCCGTATCAACATCTATCGGAGCTGTTGCTATTCAAGCAACAAGAGGTCCAGTAGAAGAAGTTGTGGCAATTTCTAGTGAGCAAGAGTTAGTAGATACTTTTGGCAAACCTGATACAAATACATTTGAGTATTTTTTCAGTGCTTCAAGTTTCTTACAATACTCAAACGCTTTAAGAGTAGTACGAGCTAATAATACTGGTTTAACAAACGCAAATACAAGTGGTTCATCACAGTTAATTAAAAACACGGATGATTACACTAATAACTATGCGGACGGTTCTTTAAATATTGGAACTTTCGCCGCTAGAACAGCAGGAACTTGGGGTAATAACTTATTAGTTTCTACTTGCCCTTCGGCAACTGCTTATGAGCAAACTTTAGCAACTTCAAATCAAGTCAACGAAGGTTCAGGAGCTGCTGTAGGCGACACTACAATAACTGTAGATGACGGTACAGCGTTTAATGTTGGAGATATTTTAGAATTTTCAACTACTGCTGGTACA